AAATAATGGAAAACAAAACAAACACAGGAGCAATCTTAAAGAACGACAAAAAGACGAATGAGAAACAACCTGACTACAAAGGAAAGGTAAACGTAAACGGCAAAGAAATGGAAGTAGCTCTTTGGGTAAAGCAAGGTAAGAACGGAAGTTTTTTCTCCGCAGCATTTAGTGAGCCTTATGTAGCTCCTGAAACAACTCCAGTAGTAGCTAACGATGATCTTCCTTTCTGATATGTATATAAACGATGAAGACCTACGGAAGCAAGTTCGCAAACTCCTACTTACTCGAACACGAAATCAAATCGTAGAGGACATAAAAAGAACAGGAGTAAAGATGCACAACTTCCAAGTAAACAACTTCCTCAACGGAAAAGACGTAACTCTAAGCACACTTCACAAGCTGGATAACTACGTAAGCCGAGAGATTTATTTAAACGGATTAGAGCCACTTTAACAGGTGGCTTTTTTTGTGGGCAACTTGTTTGATTAAAATATAGTCTTATATTTGTTTAGAAATTAACCAATGAACGCACTATCTATTTTATCTAAATACCATAAGGAATGGCTTAATATAGTCCGTTTATTTGGTGACAATGAATTAGCGGAGGACATAGTTCAAGATGTTTACTTAAAGGTTCACGACTACAATTACTACGAAAAGATAGTAATAGACGGAGAGCCAAACAGAGCATTGATGTGGATACTACTTCGCAACACTACCTACCGAGAAAACAAAATAGCACCTAATGACTTATCTATAGAGGTGGTTAGGCATTTATCTACGGATGACCTGAACCTATTGAAACACGAAGTAAGGGATTTTATTTATGATAGAGTAGAAGAGGTTGTAAGCACTTGGGATTGGTACGATCAAAAGCTATGGAAGATATATAAAGACGAAGGAAAATCAATCCGCAAGATATCACAAGATACTGGCATAAGCGTAAGGTCTATATTTGAGACTTTAAAGCATTGTAAGAATAGAATACGTGAAGAAGTAGGAGAGGACTACCAAGATTATTTAAACAACGATTTAGAATTAATTTAATATGGCAAAGAAAAAAGCAAAAGGCTTAGGTGACACAATAGAACAAATCACAGAAGCCACAGGAATTAAAAAGTTAGTAGAGTTTGTAGCAGGAGATGACTGCGGATGTGAAGAACGTAAGAAGAAGCTCAATGAGTTATTTCCGTACCGTAATCCTAACTGCCTACTTGAAGACGAATACCAATGGCTAAAAGAAACCAACGTACTATCTCAAAACACATTCAAACCAAGTGAGCAGACAAGACTACTTGCTATTTACAATAGAGTATTTAGCGTAAGACAAGAGCCTACAAGTTGTGCTTCGTGTTTCCGTGAGTTAGTCTTAAAGATGCAAAAGGTATTTGCAGAATACGAGGGATGAGATATTACATTTTAGACTTCGGAAAAGATATGATTACTTATGCGAGTGAGATATCGGATGGCGTACGAAAAGACGGAAACCACTTAATCGAATACTTCACCGATGCCGATGGTCTATTATGTTTAGAAGAACTAACAGAAGACGAATTTTTAGACCACTTTAAAAGAGTGGAAGATCACTATAAAAACACGAACTAACAAATGGCAAAAATAGGAAGACCAAGAATACTAAATAGTCCTGATGAACTATACGAACTATTCGAAAGATATAAGAGAGAAGTAAAAACAAACCCAAGAATAAAAAGCGTATTCGGAGGTAAGGAGTTTGAAGAACGTGCAGAGCCACTTGAAAGACCTTTAACACTTGAAGGATTTGAACTTTTCTGCTACGAACAAGTGGGAATGGTTGAGCAGTATTTTAAGAATGCGGATAAAAGATATATCGAGTATATCCCCATCTGCTCACGTATAAGAAAAGCAATTCGCCAAGACCAAATAGAAGGTGGTATGTGTGGTCAGTACAATCCATCAATTACTCAACGATTAAATGGACTAACTGAGCGAGTAGAAAACACAGTAGTTACAGAACAACCACTATTCAACTTTAATGTTTCAAGTAACGACAGCAATTCGTAAAATCTATAGCCTAAACAAGAGGATTAAGATTATTCAAGGAGGTACATCGGCAGGAAAGACGTTTGGAATCCTACCTGTACTTATAGATAAGTGCGCTCGTGAAAAAGGCTTAGAGGTTTCGGTAGTTGCTGAGACTATTCCGCATTTACGAAGAGGTGCTTTAAAAGACTTCCTGAAGATTATGCGTTGGACTGGTAGGTATGTTGAGGATAGATTCAACGCAACCCTACTTAGATACGAATTTGCTAACGGAAGTTCTATGGAGTTCTTCTCTGCTGATAACGCATCTAAACTTCGAGGAGCAAGGCGCGATGTTCTGTATATAAACGAGTGTAACAACGTAACCTTTGATGCTTACTTAGAGCTATCCATTCGTACAAAGAAAGAGATATACTTAGACTTTAACCCTGCGAATGAGTTTTGGGTGCATAAGGAACTAAAAGACGAACCTGAAGCAGATTTTATAATCCTAACGTACAAAGACAACGAAGCGTTAGATGAGAGTATTGTCCGACAAATAGAAAAGAACCGTGATAAGGCAGCTACAAGTAACTACTGGGCAAACTGGTGGCGAGTATATGGTCTTGGTGAGATAGGTATGCTCGAAGGGGTGATATTCGATAATTGGAAAGAGATAGATAAAGTACCTGACGACGCACGATTGGTAGGAATAGGACTTGACTTTGGATATACGAACGATCCGACCGCAGCACTTGAGGTGTATAATTGGAACGGAAAACGGATAGTAAACGAAATTGTTTACCGCACAGGAATGTTAAACTCCGACATTGCTAAGATACTTCCGTCAAGCGTTACGATATATGCTGATTCCTCCGAGCCGAAATCAATTGAAGAGATACGAAGGTTTGGAAAGACGATTAAAGGTGTCACAAAGGGCAAGGATTCGATTAAATACGGAATTGACGTAATGCAGCGACAAGAATATTTGGTTACCAAGCAAAGCACGAACCTAATCAAGGAGCTGAGAAGCTATTGTTGGGATGTAGATAAACACGGAGTAAGGCTAAATAACCCTGCAGGAGGTAACGATCACGCTATAGATGCACTTAGATACCACGAGATGGAGAATCTTGGCTTAAATTCAAACTATGGACAATACGCAATCCGATGAGTTACCTCGTATGAAAGCAATAGTAGAGGAATACATCTACAAACAAACAGGTAAGAAAGTGCATATTGTCTTTGACGATGTGTTTTCAATGCGTAAACATTCGCAGATGTTAGCACAAGCGTACTCTTATGTTCTTAGTCAGGAATACAAAAACACGTAAAATACTTATAATGTTATGGAAATCCAAGTAAACGTACCTACTTCACTAAATGAAATCCCACTTAAACACTATGTGGACTTCTTAAACGTGCAAAAAGGTTCTAACGATGAAGAGTTTATAGCTCAAAAGATGATTGAGATTTTCTGCGGTGTCCGTTTAGCTGATGTCGTAAAGATAAAGCTGACTTCTTTAAATGAAATGGTCACTCACTTTACAAACCTATTTACTGCAAAGCCAGAATTTAAGCAAAGGTTTAAGATAGGAGATATTGAGTTTGGTTTCATTCCGAACTTAGAGGAGATAACATTCGGTGAGTATGTAGATTTGGAGAGTCACTTGCAGAGCTGGGAGACTTACAACAAAGCTATGGCTGTAATGTACAGACCTATCAAAACACGAAGTGGAGATAAGTACGAACTACACGAATACACACCAAGTAAAGACCATCAGGAGTTAATGCAGTTTGCTCCATTAGATGTTTGCATAGCAGCATCGGTTTTTTTTTACAATTTAGGAAGCGAGTTACTGAAGGCTACCCTGAATTATTTGGAGAACCAGATGAAGAAGGACAAGAGCCTGTCAACGACTTTAGTGAAACAACTCAATTTGCCAAGCGATGGGGATGGTATCAAAGTATATATGGACTCGCTAAGGGAGACGTTACTAAGTTCGATGAAATTACCAAACTTAGACTTACTAAATGTCTTACCTATCTCACCTTCGAGAAGCAAAAAAACGAAATTGAACAACGACAACTCCAAAGACAATTAAGACGATGACAGGATTCTACACTATAACACAAGCCTTAAGCAATCACTTCAATTCAGACGTATTGGTAAATACTGTAACTGAGGGAGACATCTTTGAAGTTGACTTAAATAAGCAGACAATCTTTCCGCTTGTTCACGTAATGATCAATAATGCATCTTTAGAAACCAATGTCGTAAGGTTTAACGTAAGCCTCATTGCGATGGATATAGTCAACATATCAAAAGACGAAACTACGGACGTATTTAGAGGCAACTCAAACGAGCAAGATGTATTGAACACTCAGTTAGAAATCTTAAATAGAGCTTACGCTCAGATGCTACACGGAAACCTATGGGATGGTAAAGTAGTAATAGACGGAAACCCTAACTGCGAACCATTTGTCGAAAGGTTTGAAAACAATCTTGCAGGATGGACTATGACTTTCGATGTGTTAATTCCTAACGAGGTAACAATCTGCTGATGCAAAAAGACGAAGTTCAAAAGGTACTGGATAGGTTTAGAGACCACGTTATAAGCGTATCTAAACGAAACCTAACGAACTCTCAAAAGAACTCGTCTAAGAAGCTCTATAATTCAATTAAGGGAGAAGTTAAGGCTATGCCTAACTCTATCTCTATTCAGTTTTCAATGGAAGACTATGGTATTTATCAAGATGCTGGTGTTTCAGGTACTAAAAAGAAGTACAATACTCCTTATTCGTATAAATCTAAGATGCCTCCATCTAAGGCTTTTGACAAATGGATTACTCGAAAGGGTTTAGCACCGAGAGACAAGTCTGGCAAGTTTACAAAGCGTAAGTCACTTGCTTTCTTAATTGCTCGAAGCATATATAGAAACGGGATAAAACCAAGTTTGTTTTTTACTAAACCTTTTGAAGCAGCCTATAAGAACTTACCTGAGGAACTGGTAGAGGCTTACGGATTAGAAGCAGTAGAAC